ATATTTAACAATTTCACCAGTTTTACCCTCATCAGTATATGTATGAGCAATAGTAGCCAAAGCAGTTGCAATAGTTTGTTGATTAAACAAATCTAAGACTGCATGAGCAATATTTAAACCATTGTCGTCACCATAACTGATCATAGATACATACTTATGAAATTGATCCATACCAGAGAGTCCTTGTTCCTTCATCACAATACGCCATGACATTCGCATTACAATAGAATTGTAAATTGAATTGATTATAACAGTAAAGGGATTTCCAGATGGTTGGCTATGTGTCCACATGTAAACATTGTCCTCAAAAATATGAGTAGAATGTACAACATGTGACCACAAACCCAACCTGATTTTAGCATTTTCTTCACCATCATCATACCATTCATTTACAATTTCAAGAATAGCCCATAGAATTTGCGCGTTCAATGAGCCATCAAAATTAGAAAAGTCACCAGCAATTACGGCTGAACCTTTCTCTTGTAAACGAAGAGCGATTTTATTCCAGTCCAAAGAATATTGATTAGTACCAACTGCGATTTCATTGTCGATACGATTGTGCATACACCAAGCGGAGAACCCAAGAAAGTATTGTCGAAAAGCCAGTACAAAATGTACTGGACATGCGGAAAAAACTCGCGTTTTTCCAACAGCTACTTTCTCGAGGTCACGCTTTTCATCCTTCAAAGTGTCAGAGCAATAAACACCACGAATGATGCCTTTTTTACAATCATTAATCAAATTCTTAACATCATTTTGCATTATCAGAGAGTCTTTGGAAACAAAATCGAAATTTTCATTGCTTCCAAGCCATTTTGTTTTGCCGGGTTTGCCATCACGTTGAAGAGAATAAGGAATTCCAGGGGAGGTCAAGCGATTAACTGAAGTCATATAGTCGTCATTTGCACCTTGCACAGCTTCTTCATAAGTCAGCACACGTCGATAAGTTGAAACATCTTTTCCGCAAAAATTTGTGCGAATCATCCTTCCAACATCATTAACACATGCTGCCAAATCTTCTTCATCCAAGAGTGTTGGAGTCACACCACATTTCTTCAAACCATTCATCATCGGATCGACCAAAACACCATTTATTCGCGTTGTTTTTAAAATTGCTGGAGCCATTGTTGCTGCCCGTAATTCACCATAAATTCGAGATTTAACCAAAGTTGTTTTCACAGCTTGTCCCAAACGTACATATGATTTACCAACAGGCACAAATCCCCCTTCAGGCATTCGCGGATTAGCAAATACATTCACCATATCATCAACAGCATATTCCATTTGTGCAACAGGTCCATGAATCTTTTCCAATTTTTCGATAGCAGTTGTCACGCGTTCAAAAGTCCAGGGGCAGGCATATGCGATACCTTCTTCATCACCAGCAATGTGCATACCAATCAGCTTCCGTGTCATTCTTTTGGAGAAAATACCAATCAACGAACCACAAT